GAGAAACATGGGGAGTTGAGAAAACACATAACATGTACAAGACAATGTTTCTATGTGAAGAAAAAGCTAATTACAGAACAGGTGAAATAATTAAGATACCTAAATCAACTACACAAAACACAACAATAGAACAAGAAGACTTTCACAATCAATGTAGGCAGTTTCTAAGAGAATGGTTTAATGTAGAAGCACCTTTGCCTAATGAAGAAATAATATTTGAATGAATATTACTAACGAAGATAATATTCACCTGATGGCAAGGTATGAGGACAATCATTTTGATTTGGCAATAGTTGATCCTCCTTATGGAATAGGCAATTTTAATATGGAAAATCAAGTAAATAAAAAAAATAAGAAATGGGAATATGATTGGAATAATGAAATTCCAAACAAAAGTTATTTTAATGAATTAAAAAGAGTAAGTAAAGAACAAATTATTTGGGGTGCTAATTATTATAATTGTTTTAATAATAAAGGCGGTGCAATAGTATGGTTTAAAGATGTTAAACACCCAAACATGAGTAAGTGTGAAATAGCAAGTTATAGCAGATTAAAAAAAGTTGATTTTTTTAGATATGATTGGAGCAATACAGATAAATACAATGAATTAAGAGGTACTGATATTCATCCTTGTGAAAAACCAGTATCATTATATGAATGGCTTTTAATGAACTATGCAAAAAAAGGAGATAAGATATTAGATACACATTTAGGCAGTGGCTCAATAGCAATAGCTTGCCACAATTTAGGTTATCATTTAACCGCTTGTGAATTAGATACTGAATACTATGAAGTAGCTATGAAAAGAATAGAGCAACACAAACAACAAATAAGAATGTTTTGAATAACAAGTTAATTAAGAAAATAGAGAACTTTATTTTGTATATAGGTAGAGAGTATAGGGTAGTAGATGCTATGAGAACAAATATAAGTTTCTTAAAGTCTGAAATGTATAATGTAACAAAAGAGTATTAATGACTATTACAAATGAAGATAATATGGAATTGATGTCAAGGTATGAAGATAATTACTTTGACTTAGCAATAGTAGACCCACCATATGGGATTGATATTGCAGAATGGGATAAAATAGATATGAAACCAAACAAAAAATACTTTAATGAACTATTTAGAGTAAGCAAAAACCAAATTATTTGGGGAGCTAATTACTTTCATTTACCACATTCGCAAAGTTGGATTTGTTGGCATAAAACGGCCGGCTTTACAAAAAGGGCTTTTAGTGGTGCGAGTGATTTTGAGCTGGCTTGGTCTTCATTTGATAGTAAAGCAAGGTTAATACCTTTGACCTGCTCAGGAAATATAATAGGAATAAACGGAGGTAAGCCAAACTATAAATATAAACCAATACACCCCACACAAAAACCCGTTGAATTATACACGATAATTTTAGAGGATTACGCAAAAGAAGGAGATAAGATATTAGATACTCATTTGGGAAGTGGTAGTATAGCGATAGCTTGTCATAATTTAGGATATGATTTAACAGCTTGTGAACTAGACAAAGAATATTACAATGCAGCTATAAAAAGAATTAACCAACACAAACAACAATTAAGAATAGCAATTTGAATAAACAAGAAAAAATCAAGTTATGGGACATGGAGGATTAAGGCCAGGAGCTGGAAGGCCTAAGAAAGCAGATGAAGCTAAATTAATAGAAAGACTAGATAACATTATAAATCAAGATGAGGTTATCGAAAAGCTAAAAGAATTAATCCAAAAAGGAGATTTAAGAGCTATATCAATTTACATGGACAGAAGATACGGAAAGCCAGTGGAAACTAAAGATATTAACGTAGATAGAGATTTACCATTATTTATAGATGAACTATAAAAGCACTACAACAGTTCTAAAACTTAGAAAGCTAGATTCAAGAACTAAACAGATACAGAGAAAAAAAGTTCAATAGAAGTACTTTAAAATATCAATTCAGCAATGGTTCATATATAGAATTCTTTTCAACTGACCAACCAGATAAACTAAGAGGTGCAAGAAGAACAGACCTTTATATTAATGAGTGTAACAATGTTCCATTTGATGCCTACCAACAACTAGCAATAAGAACCTCGGGAAACATTTGGCTGGACTACAATCCAACATCCTTGTTTTGGGTAGACAAAGAACTAATAGGACAACCTGATACAGATTTTATTACACTTACTTATAAAGACAATGAATCACTGCCTGAATCAATAGTTAAAGAAATTGAAAAAGCAAAAGACAAAGCAAAGACTTCTAGCTATTGGAAGAATTGGTGGAGGGTTTACGGTTTAGGAGAAGTAGGACAATTAGAAGGCGCTTGCATTCCTGATTGGAAAGAAATAAAAGAAGTACCTAATGAAGCAAAGCTAGTAGGAGCTGGACTTGATTTTGGTTATACAGTAGATTCAACTTCAATAGTAAATCTCTATAAGTACAATGATACTTACATATTTGATGAGGTGCTATATAGAACAGGAATGTTAAACAGAGATATTTCTAACTTCATTAAAAACAATAATATCAACTGCAACATTTATGCAGATTCAGCAGAACCTAAATCAATAGCAGAAATAAGACTTAGCGGAATAAATGTCTTTCCTGTTGCTAAAGGCCGCGATTCTATTGTATATGGTATTAACCTCATCAATCAGAACAAAGTATTTGTAACACATAGAAGCAAGAACTTAAAAAAAGAATTAGAAGGTTATGTATGGATGAAAGATAAACAAGGCAACACATTACAGAAACCAAATCCATTAACAGGTGATCATGCTATTGATGCAGCTAGATATGTCATGATGATGGTTTTAGAAAACCCTAACAGAGGAAAATATTATTTATACTAAAACGTGTATATCAATTTAACTATTAAAACGGATTAATAATAATGAAGCTCGAAATAACTATACCTGAAAAGCTAAATGAAATAACACTTGGACAATACCAACAGTGGCTAAAGGTTGCAGAAGGAAAAGAGATAACCCCATTCTTACAGCAAAAGATGATTGAAATATTTTGCAATGTAACCTTAAAGCAAGTGCTAATGATTAAAGCAAGTGATGTAGATACTATCACTAACGACATAGCAAAAGTATTTGAAGAAAAACCTAAGCTAGTAACAATGTTTAAGTTAAATGAAATGGAATTTGGATTTATTCCTAAGCTAGATGAAATGACCTTTGGAGAATATGTTGACTTAGATTCTTATTTGCCTAATTGGGACACTATGCATAAAGCAATGAATGTATTATTTAGGCCTGTTACATACAAGAAGAAAGAAAAGTATTTAGTAAGTGATTATGAAGGTTCAGGTAAATACGATTTAAGGAACATGACTTTAGATGTTGTTTTTGGCTCAGTGGTTTTTTTTTGGAATTTAAAAAACGAATTACAGAAACATATACTGAACTATTTGGCGAATCAGAAGGAAGTAACCATCTCTCAAAGACTCAAGGATTTGCTCAAAAATGGGGATGGTATCAATCAATCTATGGACTGGCCAATGGAGACATTAGAAAATTAGATGAGGTTGTTAAGCTAAGATTACATCAATGCTTACAGCACTTATCATTTGAAAAAGACAAATACGAACTAGAAGCACACATGATAAAAGCTAACAGTAAGAAATGACAAGGCAAGAAATATTAGAAGAAATAATGGATAGGGATTTATTCCAAAAGGATGAATACATAATTCTTGCTGATGGGTTTGAAGATGCTTTTCTTGGTGTTACTGCAACCAAACCAATTAAGGTTGTTTACGACTATTGGAAGTGTTTGGACTTAATAATAAAAAGAGATAACGCAGGATTTGATGAAGCCATGGATTGGCTGGAAGAATTTATAGAAGAAGAACTAGGGCAGCATGCACCACTATATATAAAACAAATACAATGAAAAGTTTTTACAACATAATAGATAAGATTAAAACAGTGGTCAATGCAGAACCATTTAATAGCACAGTAACATTTGGAGATATATCTGATATTGATTTAAAGAAACAAAGCATTTTTCCACTTGCTCATATAATGGTAAACAATGCTACTATCAATGACAATTACATCACTTTTAATGTTACTCTATTTGTGATGGATTTAGTAGAAGTTTCAAAAGAAGCTGATACAAGTTTATTCTTAGGCAATGACAATACACAAGATGTATTAAACACACAAATAGCTTTAGGCACTAGAGTAATTAGAGTATTACAGAAAGCAGATTTATACAGAGATGAGTTTGAACTTATTAATCCAGCTAACTGTGAACCGTTTGAAGAAAGATTTGACAATGCACTTGCTGGATGGGCAATTACATTTGATATAGGAGCTAAAACAGAAATGACTTATTGCTAATGGGAGAATTTAACCAAGTATTAGAAAAGTACGCTAAGTATGTTATTCAGCAGTCAAGGAGTAATTTGACTAAAAGAAGAAGCAATGCTACTAAAAGACTATACAACAGTTTAGGATATTTTATTCAGGGAACTAGAGTAACATTTGAAAGTTTAGAGTATGGTAAGTTCTTAGATAAAGGTGTAAGGGGTAAAAATAGTTATTACGCAGATTCAGCAACGGCT